TAATTTTAAATCATCTTTAGGCGGTTTACCTGGTAACATTGTAGATGTTGATTCGCTTTTGTCTATTAAATCAGAAAAAGAACGTTCTTTTGAAAAATTACAACTTCATCAACGTCCCTTTGTAACAGTTCCATATTTAGGAAAAGGTCCATCAAATCCTGATTTAGAATCACAATTACTTCATGGTGAAACAATCACAGAAAGAAAAAGTACTTCCACTATTATGGATAAAAGTTATATTAATTATGATGATTATCCTTTAATGCAAGATATTAAAGATAGAATCCAGAATCCATCTAATTCAATTGAAGAATTGGCTTTAGAAGGATGGACACGAGGTGGATTACCTACACGCGAAATGACTAATGGAAAGTAATATAAATATTTTTTCATATACATATTATTGATAATATGTATAATACTCAGATAACTGTTACATATAGTGATAATAAAAGTTATAGAAATTCTTTAAGAAAGGTAACAAATATGAATTTAGATAAATTAAATATTCCATGGGAACAAATGGATGACGATTTAGACGAAGAAACAAAAGACGAATTACTATTTGATAATGAAGCTGTTTCTAAAACAATGGATTTCATTTATGAAAAAACACATAATAATATTCAGTTTCAAGAATTATATTCTATAGCTGCTTCAAAAATGTTTTCAGAAGATTTACAAATTGGTTTAGCTGTATTATTTTCTTATGATTTTTTTGATACATTCCATTCATGTTTAATTGATTTTTTTAATAATGATTTTTCAAATAAGAATACACATTATTTAATACTGAAAAATAAAATATCATAATTTATAATATAGATGGCTTCTACTAGAAATAGAAATACTCCTGGAGATTATACTTTGGAGAAAAAAAAATATAACGATGCATTAAAATACAATACAAATAAGGAATATGGGCAACCTGTAAAATCATACTTGCCTGGTTATGGTTTAATGCCTGCAAAAACATGTAGAAATGTTCTAGCAAATAATGCATGTGATATTGAATCTACCTTGTTCGGTATCGGAGCAAATAATTTAGAAACACCTAAAGAACCTTGTAAACCACAATTAAATAATTTAAAAAGTCTTTATATAGCTGATAAACCCAATGTTTTTGTAGTTGACCCTAGAGGTGCTGATCCAAAACAAAGACCGATGTATATTCAATAATTATATATTTAAAAACATTTTTATAATATATACAAATGTTTCGAAGAGCAATTTTATCAAAAAATAGGTTTGGTCAAATGAAATCGGGTGTAGAAAAAACACCTGATATTCTAAGAGAGTATCTCCATCCTCATACTGAGGTTTACAGTGTTTCACAATGTGAAAATTTATTTGAACATTTAAATCAACTTTATTTAAAAAATAATTCTATGAATAAAGATAGAGTAGTTAATTTAGGAGGAGACCACTCTATGACTATAGCTACAGGTGCGCATTCATTAAATACTTACTCAAATCCTAAATTTATATGGATTGATGCTCATCCTGATATTAATACACTTGCAAGCTCGGAAACAAAAAATTTTCATGGTATGCCATTAGCATATCTTTGTGGATTATTCAAACATCAAGAATTACAATTTTTACACAACTATCTACCATTTGAAAATATTTTGTATATAGGTATACGCGATATAGATAGTTTTGAATCTAAAATTATCCGCGAAAAAAACATATCATACATAACACCAACTGATTGTGGTGATATAATTTATGTTATTAATAAAATTAAAAATTTTATAGGCAATAATCCAGTTCATTTATCATTTGATGTGGATAGTTTAGACCCCATTCACGTTAAAAGCACCGGTACACCAGTAGCAAATGGATTATCTAAAAAAACAACAAAGACTATAATAAACGAAATTTTAAACAATCATAATGTTGTTAATATTGATATAACAGAACTCAATCTTCAACAAGGTAGTGAAATTGAACAAAGAGTATCTTTAGTTAATGTTTTAAATGTATGTGAAGATATTTTTAAATAAATTATTCTATTTCATAACCTACATAACTTAATATACCGGTTATTATTGAATATATAGACATTTTATCATAAATAGTAGATTTTTTTTTAACAATGGGTCTTCTTCTATTATTTGCATTGTTATATATATCTGAATTAATATTGTAAATTTCTATATTTACAAATTGTCCCCAACATTCAGTGTTTGTCATTGTAATAATATTATATATTCTATTATTACAATGTATTTTTTTTCAATTTTTTTTATTCATTAAATTTAACTATTATTTTTACTGACTCCTTTTTTATACATTTACATGCTGAAACTGATAATTCTTCCCTTTTTTTTCTTGTTTTTGACATGTCAACATGTTCACTATTATGCTTTTTCTTAGATGTACTATTTCTAGAATTCATATCCCCTTCTATATGTTGATAATTGTTCTCAATATAATCAATAATATTGTTATCTATTGACCATTTAAAAAAATTTAATTGTCCAATTGTTGTTTCTACAAAGTTATTTTCATCATATGGAAATGATATTCTTTCCCATCTGCAAAATGGGTCGAAACGTTTCTTACTATATGCTTTTAATTTTAATTTATAGTCATTATGTACTTTAAATCTTTTTTTCTCACCATTTTGGTCAATTGTATCATATACAGTAAAATATTTCTTAGCATAATTTGTAACAAACCAATCAACTATTCGTAATGAAATTTTTGATTCTCCATTAATCACAGATATCATTCTTTTTAAATTTTCTTTTTCTTTATAAAATTGTTTTAAATTTTCTAGCAATAAATCATTTTGTGTAGTACATTTTATTGTTGAAGACATATTACAATATATTATAAAGTTTTTATATACACTTTTTATATTTTTATTTTTAATAATATATTATTTAAATAGTTGGAAAACTTGGTTGCATAGCAATTCCACATATTCCTGGATCATTGGTAGATTCACTACGTGCAATCTTAATATAACCATTATCACCCCATGACTCACTCCAAGAATTCTTAACTAACCAATACATTTTACCATTTTCTTCACCATATCCGACAATTAGAACTCCATGGTCTAATTTTGTTCCACATTGTGGTGAATCTAATATACCACTCGAATATGATTGAAAATAAAATGTATCAGCTTCAATGGCAACTGAAACTGGTTGCATTGAAACCGCTGTTTTTAATGCCATTTGATTATTCGGTTCAACGTCATAACATTTACTTATTTTTGCATATGATTTACAATCATCCATACATGTTCCACCTGTTTTTGTTTCGCCAGAAACATATGGATAACTATCATCTGAACATTGACCATTATCCATAACAAACTGAAATGCACCATCCATTTGTCCACCATTGCATCCATGTGAACCATATTTAAAACCAGTTGCACAATCAACTAACTCTTGTTCGGATAAATTCATCAAATCTTGTTTTGCAATTGCCCATGCACCTTCTATTGCACCAGTTGCTGAAAATGTCCAACAAGAACCACATTGACCTTGGTCCTTAACACTCGTAACTGCTCCTTTAACACGCCAATCAATCTCTTTTGAACTACTATTCTCACTTTCTTTAAAAAAATCACAATATTTACTAGTTGGTGCGGTAAATCCATATAATTTATTAATTTCTCTAAACTCTGTATTTGTTAAATCTGTAAAATGATTCATTCCTAATTTAAAAGAATTATTCTCATCTCTATTGTGATTAATAATATCAATCATATTGGAACGAAATATATTATATCTATTTTCCATTTCATGAAAAGATTCATAATCTTTATTGAAACGTTGCTTAAAATCACTAAATAGTTGCCACATTTCATGGTGACTATCATCGTCATCGAATGACAAATTTTCAAAAATTATCATAAAACC